GTTTCCCAGTCACGATCCCAGGTCCAGATAGTATTCTTGTGAATAAGGGCGCCGACATAGTCATCTAGGATGGCATCGCCAGCGATTTGTCTTAGTTCCCGCTTGATAGTGCGAGCAGGGAACACCTGTGGGTACAACGTAGTGTTGATGTTGTACAACATGCCGCCACCATAGCTATCTCCTGCAGATGCTGTGATGTCGTCTGTTAGTTTGATCTCTATACCAGCGTTGTTAGGGAATGGCTTATCGAAGGTAACTACTAGGTCTGAGCCTGTCACTGAGACAGTAGAGCCAGGGAAGCTGTAGTCTCCAGTAGTTGATGCTTGGATCTGTGATCCAGACAGCCCTAGATAACCAGTTGTGGTCAGAGGATAGATTTCTATCTCTGTCCAATCGGTCATGTCTTGACCAGTAGCAAGAGCGCTGGTAAATGTGAACCTGACAGTGAGATCTCCTGTCAAATTAATATCCACATCATTTTGGTTATTCTTGGGCCTTACCTTATCTACAGTGAAGGTGGCACCAAGCGCCTTTACATTGCTAGGTAGGAAGAGATCTCCCTCTAGAGTGAGGGAGTCAGCGTCCTTTCCCAGAGTAGAGTCTACCTCATACTGGTTATCTCCAGTAGAGAACTCTACAATGATGGATGTGGTTAGCTCATCTCCGTCCCCTGATAGCACGTCAGTGACTTTCAGGTCTGTCCCTACCAGGATAACCCTATACGTAGTATTCTCTCTTAGAAGTCCAAGGAGGACGGCTGAGATGGTCTTTGTGGTGTCGGAGTAAGTAAGGCTGAGCGGAACCCTCGTATTCGTAGACTGATCAACTAATAGAACGGAGTTTTCTGTGATTGACGCTGAGTCAACAGTATCTGTAAACGTAAATGTCAGATTCTTGTTGGTATAGACGTCAGTCGCTCCGTTTGCAGGATCAGATGAAGATAGTGAGGGAACCGTCATGATTATTAAGCATTACCAGTGAAAGCAACGCCTGAGTAGATTCTATCCACAGTTACGAGGTTACCACCACCTGGTGTCGTTAGTGCGAATGAGTTCTCCCAGAGATCAACACCACGTCCAACAGTGATGTTCTTGAGCACATTGATTCCTTCTCCGTCCTCTACAATAGCAATACCATATAGTTCTCGTAGTTTGAGGTTCTGGATATCTCTCGATGGGTCTCTGAACTCTTCAGTCTCAATTCCATCTGAGCTCTTTAGAATCGTTCCCACAGCGTTCGAATCACAGATGATGATATCTGTAAGAGGCCAGTACTGATTTGTTTCAGATTCAACCGTTACGGAGTTGGTCGGATTATAAGGCATATATGGCGTAACAATTATATTCCAGTCGGTGGGGAATCTACCAGTTACTCCCGTAGCCTTACGCGAGATATTGGTTCCTCTGTATACAGGATTCTGATCTGCAGTCCAGTTGGCTCCTCTACGTAGATCGAATAGATCCTTGAGGCTCTCCATGCAGAGTAGACGCCAAGCAGACGGATGCATAATTAGCGTGTCTGGCTGATACCCGTCATTGGTCATTCTCTCATGCACATATGCTATATCATCTAAGGTTAGAGTTCCGTTGAACTGTCCAGCAGCACTCCGACCAGTAGAAGATTTGAAACTAGTGCTACCATTATCTATGATAGTTTTACCTTTGTCTAGCATAGCTGTAGCTAGCTTCTCTTCCTTCCTACGGATAACAGCAGCTGCGGCGGCTCGTGTATGCATAGCAATAAGGTCGAAGCTACTGTTTTTTATCATCTCATCAGAGATAGGAACTCTAATACCTACCTTACCGACATCAGCAATGATGTAGCCACCTAGCTCCATTGATCGGCTAGGATACTCTCCTCCAGCACTCACGTCTCCAGCATGCATACCTCCCCAACTAGGAATAGTAATTTGCGCGCCTGGTTGTGGCACTGAGATCTCAACAAAGAGATCTTTAAGCAGAGGTGTTGGCTCTACAGCCTCGTTGGCGAACTCGGTAATGACACGCTGAGTAAGCATGGGTTGATCTCCCATGCCATTGTCTTGCATGTGTTGTGTGTCAGTCTGGAAGGTCTGCTCTAAGCTTACTTGTTCACCATTGGGCAATCTTCCATTATTGTCCCAAATATATCTTAGAGCTGATAGTGCGGCCTGATCCTTTTCATACGCCTCACTATCTTTAGAGAATAGCTTGTAGTTAGCCTCTATAATAGTCATCAGTCTATAGTTCTAATGCGTTGTCTAAAACATCAGAGGCCTTTTCCGAGCCCCCTTTGTGTCCGTCTGGTGGTTGGACATCTTCTGGATTGTCGGAAGGCACTTCACTAACTTGGACTGAACCATCTGCCTTTTGAGAGATGGCTACCTGTACTTTCCCTTCCTCTTCCTCATATACTTCACGATCGTAGAACATATCTCTGTCTACGAACATGAGAACATCATTTAGTAGTTTGATGACTTCTGCTCGATTCTTGCCAGCATGCTCCTGCTTCAAGCAGTGCTGTACAATCTCAGTAATCGAGTGGCCCTGGTCGATACGATCCTTGATTAGTTTCCGGAACGCTTCGGTTACAGGTTTAGACTTACCGTGTCTCTCGACGAGCTTAGCCCATTCTTCCAGGACTCCTTCTACTCTGTCGAATTTATGCGTTTTTACTTTACCCTCTACGATGTAGTTATCGCGAAGGCCTCTACGAATTACTTCATAGTATTCTTCATCTTGTCCTTCTGATACTGTGGCGAAGTATCGTTCTGGTGTTAGGAAGATATCTCCAATACCAAAATAGGGTCCACGCTTGAGGTTGACGGAGATCGTCTTTCCTACTAGCGCATCTTTCCCATTCAGGACGGCACCAATGCCAATCACAGGAGCGATCTCTTCTTTCTTCTTTCTTGTTCCCATCTTAGTGTTACTCCATATAAGTTTGGCTGACCAGAGGTAGCGATAGTCTGGCCAGCCTGTTTTTGCTAAGGGCCATTTTTAGGCGGCTGTTAGCGACGGTCCAGGAGGAGATTTATGTCTCTGCCCGGCCTGTTAGAAAATTATGCAGCCAGGAGGAGCCTGCTACCTTGGCTCCACCTAGCTAGTTGGTTACACGTCTTGGTTGACCTCGAAGTCACCCGTCAGTGGGTTGGTCAGTCCGGTGACGTCGATGTTAGCCGTGACCTTGTCACGGAAGTCGACGCTTGGCTCACCAACGTTGATGTCCTTGAGAAGAGCAACACCCTTGTAGCTGTTGATCGAAGAGACCGCATAGCGCTCTCTCAGCTTGACCTTCTGAATGTCAACACTTGGGTCTCTCCATTCTTCAGTCATGACGCCTTCGTTAGTTACGATTACGCCTAGCTCGCTGGTGTCAACAAGCAGGATATCAGTTCTATTCGTAGACGCAGTGAAGTTCATAAACGGTGACACGATAATGTTCAAGCCGCTGGTCGGTGAGACCGACGGAACTCTCGTGAACGTTGATGCCACGTTACCTGGGTTGGTAACACGTGTTTCTTGGTGTAGTCCACCAATTCTCCACTGTCCAGCATTACCTGCCGAACCTTGGGCTAGTTGCCACATCAGGTCTTGGAGACCATTGTGGAAGCCAAAGGCGCGTGCGATGCCCTCGTTAGCGAATACTTGCCATGCAAGTGGGTGCATGATCATTGCGTTCGGCGTGAAGCCAGTATCTACCATAGTTGCCCATGCGTAGAACATGTCATCGAGACTCAGAGTACCGTTGTAAGCACCGTGAGCGTTACGTCCAGTCGTCGACTTGCTGCCCGCACCAGAGTTGTCAAAGACAACGTTATCACTGGCTAGGAGCATATCGGCAACCTTCTTCTCCTTGTGGCGAGCAAGTGCTCTACCAGCAGCAGAAAGGTGACGCGACATTACATCGAACTGCGAGAAGCGTAGCATTTCATCCGTCATCTTGACGGCCACACCGCTCTTACCGATGGTCGCTGTGACTTCACCGGCCAGCTCGAGTTCTCTCTCTGGGTACTCACCACCCTCTGGGATGTCTGCGGCGTGGATAGCGCCCCAGGCAGGGAACACAATTGAAGTACCCATGAAATCAGGGCCTACATTGATGTTCTGCAGAAGAGGAGTAAGGTTCAGAGCTGGTTCAATCGCCTCGCGAACGATCTCACTGATCACTCTAGGGATAAGAAGAGGGTGGTCGGTCGAGAAACCGTCCTTCATCATCTTTTCTCTAGCTGCCTGATCCTTCTTGATCAGGTCCTGGATGGTTAGTCTGTCCGAAGCACCGTCAATAAAGCCGTTGTTCTTCCAGATGCCCTTCATTGTTTCCAGGCGCTTTTGATCAGCCATGTGTGCGCGATCACGAGGAGCTAGTCTAAGGTCATCTTCCGAAAGACCCATGTCTTCCAGGGTTTCCTTAGCCTTATCAGCCGCCTTGTCTTCGATGTGACGAAGCATGCGGATGTAAACTTGCTTTTGCTCATCGTCAAAGACGTTCAGATCATCGAGCTCAAAATCTTGTTTTTCAGCCATTTGTGCTCTCCCTTACAGTCTTATAAGAAGTGTCAGTGCGCGGTAGTTACCGCTGCTGTCCGCGATGCCACCAAGTAGGTGACCAGGTACTCCACCCGTGCCGGAGCCAGATAGTTTCATACCAGGGACAGTTTCTACCTTGTCAAGTCCTGGGAACTCAGCAAGGGCTGCAGCCGTTGTAGTCAGTGTTGCAGTATCAGCCTGGTAGGTCGTGCTTCCGCCCGTTCCACCAGTTGCGTAGATGAACGACTTCAGGCAACGGCCAACTACGTATGGTAGCGACGTTGCTGCGTTGTCATAAGCTTGGAACGTTCCAGCCAAGAAGTCAACCGAAGTCAACTGGCCAACACGTCCGTACTCAGTCTTCTGCTCACCAACCATGACCAGGTCTCCGGCCGTGATTGCGTGCTCTTGAGTCGTTCTAGCAGGGATCTGAATTACATAGTCAGTTACAACACCAACGTTGTCAGTGCGCTTGTAATTCGTGAACTGCTGCTGCAGGTTAAAGCTGTAAATCGGCTGATATACAACACCGATCGGCTTGACAAAGCCGTGGTCATCAGTGACATCAGAAGTCGGGAGTCCCCACTCGCTGTCATCTGAGGTGAAGTGGTAAGTACCAGTTGTCGCACCCGTGCCATTTAGGCCCCACTGAGCTGGTAGAACTTTACCAGCCGCGAGAGTACCTGTAGCAACGCCTACGATTGTACCCGCATCTAGCACGATTGGATCGTGGTGATGCTCATCAATTCTTACCGGTGGTAGTCCTGTCCATGCTTCCAGAGGTACTGCCTGTACGTTGGGACGAACGCCCTCACACAGCTCTACGAATGGTGGACGATTGACACTATACCCACGCGGTTTGCGAATAGCCATATTTCAATCTCTCCAAATTAAATACCTAGTTTTTGGTCGACAAGGTCACTTGCCGTGGCCGGGGAGTTGTCATCGTTCCCATCAGCGTCTACCAATGCAGGAGAAGTCAGCTTGTTATCAGATACATCTACGTTATCTGAGCTGTCCTCCGAAGAAGTGTTATCAGAGTCTG